GGTCCGATGCCTGCTGGCCGTAAGCCTTGCGCGTCTCAGCCTCTGCGATGCCCTGACGCGATCCGCCAAAGGCGTTTGCCGCTGTCGCCTGTGCGCCAAGCTGATTGAGCGCCTGCTCTTGAGCGCCGCCCAGTGTGCGCAGGCTCGCGTCAATTACGTTCTGCTGATAAGGCGACATATACTGGCCAAGGTTTGCACCTGAAAGCTGGCCCGCTGCGCCAAGGTTTGCTGCGGTTGCCTGCTGGCCCTGAAAGCCGCCCAGATCGCCATAAATGTCAGACGCTTGTCCGTATTGCTCTGTGCCAGCGTTCAAGCCACCGTAACCCTCAAGGGCACGCTGCTGTAGAGGCGTCATGCCTGCGATGCGTTCGCCTTCGTATGGCGTAAACTCTCGTTCAGCAATCGCCGTTGCGCGCGGCAATATTTGCTGGCGCAGGAAGTCCTCTTGGAATTGAGGCATCGACTGTGTCGAGGTATTTTGCTCAGTTACGTTTGTTGTCTCTTTAGAACCCATCAGCTCAACTCCATCACATAGTGTGTGTAGACCTCACGGAATGGTGACTTGTCCACGTATTTCATAAAACCTTTTCGACCGTCGGCCTCAAGGGCATCGAGGTCGGCATCAAGTGCAATCTTCGTCAAAACTTCAATCGCCTTATCCATCCACTCACTCATACGGCTTCCGCCCATAAATTCAATCTTTAAGGTGTCTCTCTGGGGGTGTCGGACGACGCATGTGGTGAGCGCAGCAACTAACGTATCCCCGACGTGCACGACCCACATGACTGAGCCACCGCCTCTTATGTCATCCTCGATGTCATCCAAGCTGACATTGTCAGACTGCCTCATCACCGCCGGCTCAATGAGCTGCATACCCTTTGGCATAAACTCATCATAATCATCGCCTAGAACAGGCAAAACCGTGATGCGAGGCTCTTTGTGCAACAATACAACATTATCTGGCAAATTAACAGCCCCACCGTCGGTCATGCGTTCACCCTAGATATGGCCAACGTAGCCGCAGGTGTAGCTGGCGCAAATGCGTTAGCCGCGTGGTGCTGCAAGCTGCCATTAGTGCGGTCTGTGGCCCAATACGCCTCAAGATAGTCCCCAGCGTTTACGTTGAATATTTGAGTGCGGGATATAATCATTGTCGCGTTGTTTTGATGTAGCGTGTTTTGCATTGCGCTATCAGCAATGTCTACTCCGTTCAATTTTGGCCAGAACCAGAAGTTGACCGTAGAGCCTGAAGATGAGTGCGTTTGCGCCGTAAAACTCAGCGTGTACGCGCCGCCCTCAGTGAAAACAATCCGAGATGCCGGCGTGCCGAGCGTAACGCCAACGCTTCCAGTCATAACGGAAAACGTCAGCGGGTAGGCTGTATTGGCCGAGGAGGCTGTCACGTCGGATGTAATCTCAAGGTGGGCAACGCCGTTTGCCAGCACGACCTGACGCCACTCGCCAGAACGTGAAACTACGGGCCACAGGTTCTCGCGATCCCACATCAGCGTGGCATCGTCAGCAGCGCTTTCGTCGCCTGTCTGCTGTACGAGTGTCGAACGTACTTGGGCAAGGTATTGCGTAAGCCTGCGCGCCCAAGTTTGCCAGTCATTGCCTGATGGCTCTGGTGCGCGATATTGCTGCGTCATCGTTTGCCGCCTTGGACGACGTCGATGCGGTTGATGCCCACACGCCAGTCAGCCAGTCTAGCGCCGGAAATCCGCATGCGTATCTGTCGGCCAGTGAACCGCATTGATACGGGGTTGGACATATCAAACGGCCCATAGCTGCGCTCGGTCCCGTTGGGATAGAAGCGCGTCTTGAATGTTGCCGTAACGTCTCCCTGTGTGCGCTCGTCTGGCAGCATCTGCGTGACCGACGCGACCGCCTCGCCCGTGCCGATAATGATGGGGCCGGTTTCCGCGAATGGCGTCAGTGAGCCGTAATCGAAGCCGACTTCATGCTCGTAAATTTTCTTGTCGTCTGCGTCTGCCCAGATTGGCAACGGAAACGCGCCGTGATCAACGCCGGATGTGCGTGCGAGGTCTCCGGTGTACCAAGTGCCCTCGACGTAGTTGTAGACAACGTAGCGGTCGTTTTCTGTCGATCCGCTGGACGGGTAGAACCAGAATATTTCGCCATACGTTGAGTTGGCCACAGCGAAGGTCTTGCTGATCTGTGCGCGGTTGATGTCGCTGAATATGTAGTCTGCAACGTCGCACTTGATTTCCTGCGCAGCGCCGCCTGAGTAGCCAAAGAAGCTGTGCGTGCCCATCCAGAACGCGCCGACGTCAACGACAGCCGCAGCTTTGGGTGCCACTAGGCCGCAGCTCGTTCCGACCCTTTCAATCCCATAAACATACGGGGGTCCAATATAGTTGGCAGCATGTGCATCTGTCGATGTCAGGATCAGCGTCTGGCCTCTAACATTTAGCCCCGACATAATTATGCCAGACGTGTTTAGCTGCAAGTCACCAGCCTCATTCGTGGCAGCGGGTGCCCACAAGTTGTTGTTCTCGCGGTCGCTCCACTGAACCTTTCGCGGGTCTCCCCCAGCCCCCAAACACATGAGAAAACGCTCTTCTGTGACAATGATGGCCTTGTTGCCGGTAGGGGCATTTGTCAGAACAGCCGCCGCACCGCCGACAGTCGGGTTCCACTCGTAAACCTTGCCGTCGTCTTGTGAGCATGCGATGAGGTTTTGCCCAAAGTTGCTCATTGACCACGTTGTAGCAGGTAGAATGCGGGCTGTGTCTGGACGCGCCACGCCGTAAGCGTAATTTCCGTAGAAGTTGCCGCCGTACCCAGTGAATGCCGCAGCGTCCTCACGGCCTGTGCTGAACCCAGCGGGAGTAATGTCTACGCGGGTGCCTGCGGAGTTCCAAGCATAAAGTTTGTTATACGTTCCGCCGACAATGTGACGGTCGCCGACATTGTCTGGCCACGCAATCATGCCCCTGATCTTAGCGTCCGCTGCGGTGTCTGAGCGCTTGCGCCAGCCGCGAAACGGGCGGATCGTGCCCTCGGTCCATCGAACCAAGTTGGCGTCGCGCCAGCGTCCTTGCGATTGAAGGTCAGTGCCGTTGCGAAAAACACCAGCAGGCAAGTCAAGGGGAATTAATGGCATATCGTCCTCAAGGTGTTAATCTGAAGGGACTATAGCACACTCCGCTTCAAATCAGCAACCCAAACGGATAATGGGTGCCGCCTGCGCAGTCGTGTGGCGCAGGCGGTGTGCTTTACGGCTTAGTCGGCCATGTAATGTTTTCTGGAAAGCCATCCTGACTACTGATGTCACGTAGAGCCTGACGATATGCTGTCTGCTCTGCTGTCATGGTACGGTCTGACAAGGCCCATACGTCTGTCGAGGCGATAAGGTTGTCACGATCTTGGCGAACCTCATTGCTGAAGTGTTGGTGTATACCCGTTTCTTCTGGGGTCATATTATTTCTCCTTTAAATGTCTGCGCTTAGATAGTCTGCTACACTATCTTTAGGTATTCTATAGATGCAAAACCTGCATCAAGACTTACGCCTCCATATTGCGTCCCACCACCGTTATAGGAGCTGCCGTGTGTTACTATTAGTTGAGTACCTGATGGGTAATAGTCAAACGCAAGCGGTGGGTGCACTGTTATCCCAGTAGGGTCATTCATATTAGCACTGCCATTTAGTCCCTGATGGAAGGGTGTATAAACCAGAGCCTGCCAATCGGTGGTTGCGGGCCTGTACAACAAAACTTGTACTATACCAGTATAGTAGCCGTTAGTGCGGTGCAGATTAATCTTGCTGTAATCGATAGTAATTTTAAGCCAGCCTGCCGAATTTCCTGAAAGAGTTTGGGTCCAAGCCACGCCAGCCGCTACTGGTGCTTGGTCTATCAGGCCACCTTGGGTCTTTTGGGTGCCGTAGTAGGTGTCGTACCCGCTGTATCTGCTATGAGAGCTACTGGTATATGTTGTCGTGGCATAGTTTGTACCACCAACACCAGCAGCACCAAATGCCGCCACTGTAGTAGCATCCACAGATGCAATGTTTTTAAGCTGGCGACCAGAGCTAATGACTTCAGAACTTCCAACACTTAAAGACGTGATATTTGGAGATGCAGTCAAGTTTACTGTAACACCGCCGCTGGTGCCGCCGCCCGTCAGGTTTGTTCCAGCAGTCACGCCCGTGATGTCGCCTACGCCCTTTGCGTTTAGCTGCGTCTGGATGTTGCTAGTCACGCCGTCAACGTAGTTTATCTCGGCTGTGGATGCAGTCACGCCATCCATCTTGTTTACTTCGGCGGTCGAGGCAGTGACGCCCAGATCGGCCAGTGTAGACGCCGCATTGTTTAACTGCGTCTGAATGTTAGAAGTCACACCATCGACGTAGTTTAACTCGGCGGCTGATGCCGTCACAGCGGTGCCGCCGACCTTTAGCGTTGACAGGTTCGGCGCAATCGCCGTCGTCCCGTCAAACAGGTTGTCGATGGTGTCGAGGTTGGTGTTGGACTTAGTCCCCCATGTGTCCTCGCTTGCGCCTACCTCCGGTTTTACTAAACCATAGGTTGTAGTTGTTGTATCAGCCATTATGCTGCCCTCTCTAAGTGATCAGCTTGAACCCAAGTTGTCGTAGGCTCGGCTGCTGTAATCCATTTATATCGTGCCTTAATGCTTAAAATTGCAGAACCGCTAATTGCCGCAGGACTTGCCCCCGCAGTAATTTGGCCGTTGCACAAAGTTGTGGAGGAAGCTGCAACGATAGAAGCGCCCGCATAGGTCGCCGCTGCACTTGTAGCTATAGCAGACACACCAGCGATTGTCGATGCCCCAGCCGCATCGAATACAGCAGACGCAGTTGATGTCGCAGCGGCATTAGATGTTGCCGCGCTCTCGCGCACACGCTGGCCGCTGGATGTGACCGTTAGCTGTGCAGCCGCAGTCAGCGATGCAGACGCTCGGCGCACACCAATCGTGGCCATGCTGCCCGAAGCGGAGATAGTTGCGCTGAAGCGTTGCTCTTTCTCAGCGTTCGCGGTTGCCGAAGAAGCCGAAGCTGATAGTGCAACTCCGTCCTTTACAACAAGAGCGGACGATGACGCCGTGGACGCGGAGGACGCACCAGACGCCGCCAGCTTAACAACGACAGCAGAAGACGCTGCGGATGAGGAGGCTGAAACGCCTGCGGATGTGTTCCGCGTAACTAGCGAAGAGGCTGACGTAGACGCCGCCGCTGAAACAGCAGAAACGCCGCGTGCAGTCTTAGCTGCAACGGCTGAAATGGACGCGCTTGCGCTTATCTGGGCGACAGCATCCTTTACGGTGCCATCGTAGCCAAATAAGCGCTCGCCATAATTACCTGAACCGTAGCCAGCCATATGTTTAGTCCAGCGTGATGTCTAGGTCGCCGGCAGGGATGCGGAACACATCGCCAGTTGCAATAGCCTTTGATACGTTCAACGCAGAGTAAGCAAGCAAGTTGCCACCAGTGGACGCATCAAATACGCCTACGTGTGATACAGTGCCATATGAGCCAGTTGACGTTGGATACTCAACCGCGCCAGTGTTTGACGCTGTGTCCCCAGAAACTGAGAAAGCCACAGACTGACGCGCATATGCGCTGCCGGATACTTCGGTGCCGCCGCCTGCGTCGCTTGGCGCTGCGGTGTATAGCGCGACGTACCAAGCAGTTGGACGCGTAGCTGTGCCTGCTGTGAATGCGAAATCGAGCAGCTCGGTTTCCAAGTGATTAGTGAAACTCATGGTAATCTCCGTTCAGATATATCTGCGTGCAACATTACACGACAAAGTCAGGAAAAGCTAGTCAGCTTCATACGTGGTGACGTAACCGAAAAGCGGGTAGCGTCAGACGCCGTTTGCAGCGACTGTTGAGCGTTTTGGTATAGACCGGCCCAGACAGGGATGCGGTTGTCTTCCTTCAGGAACGGAGCCGATTGCAGTAGCGCTGCATAGAGGTAAATGTCGGGGTTGCTAGACAGCAGCCAGTTGGTCTGGTTGGCGTCGCTCAACTTGGGGATTTCAGCGTAATATGTGAGCTGCATGTCGTATGACGCGTCAGGCGTTGGGACCACCTCGATGGTGTCGCCAACATGCGCGTAATAGTTTGGACGTCCAGCAGTGTTGTTGCTTTCCTCGGTGTACTTGAGGATGTCGTCAACAGTTATACTTGCGAGGCGATGCGTGGTGCCGCCAACAAGCGTGAAGCGCATCGTCTCAAGCCAATCAGCCGGTAACTGAACATAGCTGGTGTCGAGGACAGCGTCAGCACGCGTGATCATCTTGTGGTGGCGTATCTTGCGATTAAGATCGCTCTCCGCATACTCGATAAAGTCGGGGATCGTGTCCACAAGGTCATCTCGATTGAGCCAGTTGGCGATGCTCGCCTTTAGGCCATCATATGTTGTTATGCTCACAGCGTGCCCGCCCTTGTTCTGAATACTTGGTTGTCGCCGTCGTTCATCCACTTTTTCAAGGCTTTTGGATCGTCAGCTATACCCTTGCGTTTCAGCTCATAGTACACTGAAAGCGGGATCGTGGCCACCTTATTAAGATCGCCATGTTTGTTCGGTGTGTCGTTGTACTGACGCTTGTTCGCCTGAACGATAGCGGAGACATTCTGCTGTGTCTCAACAACGTATTCACCATTGCCTGTGACGTGCCAGTATTTCGTAATGCCGGTGGCGTCGTCTTGGCTGAAAATTCTCTTCACAGTTACCCTCCTAAAGTGATCGGGGCGACCGAAGCCGCCCCGTCATAACTTATGATGTAGTCAAGTCGAACACGCCAGCGTGCGCTTGTTCGTTCAAAACTTTCATGCCAAATTCAGCCAGAACCATTGATTTCTCAGCATCGCCTGTGCGGGAAAGTTCGATCTGCTGGATCGGACGCAGGAAGCATACAGATGCATACTCAGGGTCAAGCAAGAACGCGTCACGCTCACGCATAAAGCGGTTTGGTGTCACAGAAAGTGTACCAAAGTCAGATAGATAGACGTCAGCAGCGCCGATGATGGTTGTTGGGCCATCGGAAGGTGCTTGGTAACGCTGAGCCGCAATACCTGCAAATCCGGATACAACAGTTTTGTTGTGTGGACCGACCATCAATACGCTTGGCTGACCGCCCGATGTGTATGCCAGTTGCATGGCGTTCTTGACCATTGCTTCTGTCAAATCGCGCTGCGTGCCATCTGTACGTGCATTGGAACCGTCACCAGTTGGGGAAACGCCGTCTGTAGCGCCGCCAGTGGAGAAGTTGTCGTTGGTTGCGATCCATGCACCCAAGCCCGCAGTTTCGCGTGCAGTTGAAGAGTTGCCAGCAACTTGAGCATTGTTGTCTGTCAACGTGGCTTCGATGTCACGACGTAGCTCTTTGCCGCGCTTTGCAAGCTGGAAGCTAAGTTCGTCGTTACGGCCTGCCAAGTCTTGTGCAGACATGTTGCCAGCTACAATGGTTGTACGACGCAAGATGTGCGTGTAGTTGCCGACGCGTGTTGTGGCGGATGTTGCATCAAATGATGATACATCATCGCCATCAATTACAGCGGTTGTGGAAGTTGCTGCAAGCGTGTCTGTCTGCCACTCAAAATACGTGTTGGACACGTTTTCAGAGCCGATGTTTGACTGCAACGGCACTTCTTCTGGTGAGACGTTTGAGATGATGTCACTCAGGCTCTCTTTTATGCCCTGAGCCGAAAAAGAGGTGAATGTATTTGCTACGATAGCCATGATGGCCTCCTAAAGTAGAGATTTGATTGCAGCCGCAGCATCATTGACACGGCCACTTTGACGTACGCGCTGTAGCGCTTGTTGCTGCTCACCTTTCGGTCGAGGCTGTGTAGCACGGCTTCCGCTCTTCAATGTCTTGGACGCTTGCTGTTTCGGCTTCTGTTTCGCCGTCTTTGCACGCGTTTGTCCGCGATCATATAGCATTGCCTTGCGCGCTAGTTTCACAAGCGTTGCATTTGTCAAGCCGCTAATGTCTTGCTCACTGAAACCTTCCCGACCCAAAAAATCTTTAAGATCATTTGCTTCTTTTGACGCGACTTTGCTGTCACGCCATTCGGGGATAATCTCAGGCAAAACTTCACGCTGCTGTTCAACAAACTTAGCCTGCATGTGCTGCACCTTTTGCTGGTGCAACTGCTGCATGCGCTGCTGTTCAGCGTGTACCGCTTGCAGTTGAGCATTGCGCTCTTCGTTCTGCTTACGCCACTGACGTTCTGCTTTCGCTGCCATCGTGGGGTCTGTATCATACAGAATGTCCCAGTCCGGCTCCTGTTCGACTGATTGCTCGATCCGCTGCCTTAGTGCCGGCAGCATCTGAGCGTATTGAGCACGTTCGAGATCCATCTCTTCTGCGTGCGCTTCGACCTCACGGGTGCGATCTGCAAGCGCCTGAGTTTTTCTCGTGTAATCTCTCTGCCGAAGTCCTCCACGTTTTAGCTCTTCAACGGTGGTCTCTTCGCCGTCTACATCGACAACTGCCGACATTAGGTCAAAGGACGCGTCGTCCTGCTCTTCCGCTTCGTCATCTGCTTCGAGTTCGCCAAATTCGTATTCTTCAGGTTGCTCCTCTGAATACTCTTCCGACGTTTCGGCGTCATCCATAGATTGCTCTACAGGTTCAACCTCAAGCGCATCAGGCTCCGTCACGTTATCCCCTTCGGGCGAGATCATGGCTCTGATTGCATTTTGTGCGGTGTTCAGATCAGTCCCGAGTGGGTTGCTGGCTTCTGACATTCGTCTACTCCCTATTATGCGCTATTTTGACTTTTTTTCAATAGCCGCATTATCCGACATTGCACGCAGCTTCTGGCTCACGCCCTGAACGCCACGCAGTTTCATGTAAATGCCCTCGCGGGCCTCACTATCGCTGACTGAGGTTGTTTTAAATTCCTCCCAGCAATCCTGCTCGATCTCATCCATAAAGCGGATAAAATCAGTGTCACGTAGAAGACGAGCAGCTTCCTGCCCGTCATCAATAATTTGCTGTTTAGACTTCACGCGTAGCATCCTTAATTATGTCGGCCTGCGCCTTCATGACTTCGCGGTTGATCGCCATGTCCGACTTGATCTTAGCCACGTTGAGCTGCGTGCCATACTTGGCCTGCATTTCTTCGGCCTTGACGTATAGCTCCGCTTCAAGTTCGTCGCGCTTGCGATCATCGTCCATTATCATCTTTTCACGCCCAAGCTGCAACTCAGCAGCCTTCTTCTGCATGTCCGCCTGTATCTGCTGGATTTGCACCTGTATCAACTGCTCATTGATGTCAGGTTTATCTTGCGCTGGCGGTGGCTGGAATTGCGCAGGGTCTGCCCAGAATTGCGAGGTGTCTTTGAACCCTGCAAGTTCCGTCATCGCCTTCAGCGTATTGGACAGCTTGCTGATGTCGGTCAGCGGGTTCTGTGGACCCATTGTCGCCATAGCTTCCTTCTGCATCTCGCCGATCTGGCGAAGCATCATCATGCGCTCAGTGTCGGAACCTCGGCCCAGAGCCACGTTTATGGTGACGTCCATGTTTGAGTTGAATGCGCGCGGGTCGATTGGCACAAATTCGTTGCTCAATCGGACCATGCGCTCGCGATCTTGGTGCGTCGTGATTAAGTGTAGCACGAGTTGATACATGCGCTTGACGCCGGTCTCAGCAAAGATGCGGGCGATCAGCTCAATGTGCTGCTGTGCTGCGCTTACAGTGGCAGCAACGGCAGTTGCGGTAGATGATTGCAAGGCACTAGCATCAAGCCCAGCAGACGCCTTTGAGATGCCTGTGCGGGCCTCTTTAACCTGATCCATGTATTGCAGGACCGGAAACGCCTCACGACCGACGAACGGCATAGAAAGTGGCTGCACCTGACCGGCAGAACGCTGGCGGATGATCGCGCCAACCTCTGTGGAAAGAACGTCATCCATGTTGACCATTCCCTCGGTCACAGCAATGCGTGGGTGGATGGACATCGCCAAGCTGTCAAGCGTGTTGCGCATGATGGATGACTTGATGCGCTGAATATCCATGACTGTCTCAGCGACACTGTGACCGAATAGGTCATGAGCCTCTGGGTCTGGGCACATTGTGGCAAACGGTGCCATTGTGCATGGCTCATTCATAAGGATTTTATTGCCGTCGCCTGCTGTGCAAATTTTGCGCAGTTCAGCGATGCCGTCGCCATCATAATCTACTTTGATGTAGTTCTCGACGTAGAGAACCTTCTTCATCGCAGGATCGTTGCGCTCATTCATCTCGTTAGACAGCGCCTTGTTGCGCGTGTAACGCTCGACGTTGGTTGACATGTCTTCGTGCGCGGAGCTTAGTTTTGAGACTTCGTCGTAGTCATAACCCATCGCAACAAGCTCTGAGACGGTGACGATGCGACGGTGTGCAACGTAGTCAGCCTCCTCAACCGACTTAGCCTCGCGAGAAACCAGAAACTCTTCTGGCGGAACGGCCTCAACCTTCACGCGACCGTCTGGGTGCGTGTATGTGGCACGAACGGCATGCTCCATAGGAGGCTCCACGATCATGCCGGTCATTTCGTCCATCATTGGCTCGCCGGCAGGCGTGGACGCCGTGATCTCGATTTCGACATCTGGGTCAGACATCAGAGCGTTCAGAGACGCGTCATCAAGGCCGCTCATGTCGTACGTCTCAAACTTAGTCTGGTCGTCCCAGTAAACTTTGATGATGCCGAGCTTGCGCACTAGGGCATCCATAAATGCGCTGTGCATTTCGAGGAAGCCGTTGTTGTCGCGGTTGATAACGAAATTGGCGTAGTCTGTGGCTTGCTTAGCGCTCGCAACGTCCTCTGGACCCTGCGGGACAAACTCAACAGTGCGGTCTGTGCCGTGGAAGATACGCATCAAGGACGGCATGATCGCCTGTACGGTATCACGTACGTCCATTGAGACGACTTGACTGCGGCCCTCTTCCTCATTGCCGAATGGCTCGCCGCGATAGTATTGCGTCGCCGTTGCGCGCATCGGGCTGATCCAGTTGTCAATGTAGTCGATTGCGTCTTCAATCTCTTTGCCGACGATGCCCTGCAGCTCGTCGTCCTTCATCACGTCTGGGTTCAGCTCTTCTTCGAGCGCCGACACCATCTGGTTGATTTCATAGTCCATTGATTTGGCCCTCTTGTGCGACACTTGATTTCTTGTTAACATCATCTCCTTTATGGGAGACAGACATCATGACTGACGAATTAGACTTTACCGATCCGCTTCGTGCATCGATATATTCGCTTGCGTTTATGCTTTGGGACAAGACGAGCGACTTGCCTGCGGACGTCATCGAGTTGATCGAAGACATTGTAGAAGAAGAAAGATCCACTAATAGCCCCTTATGAAGTCAGCGATTAGTCCGCGATTATACATGTCGGCATACTCTGGGCCAAGCGTTCTGCTTAGATCCATAAACTTGTTTGCTTCATCAACAAGCTGATTATCAACAATCTGACTGGTTTTGGGGTTCATTGTGAAAACTCTTTGATCCGCCGGAAGAAGATAATCCCTTTCTGGGAAGTCGTTTTGTCCGAAACGGTATCCCTGACCCTTTGCGCTTTCAGCAAGTCTCGGCAGGAACGTGTCTCGCGCCATAATGGATGGCGGGACACTCATGCCATACGTTTCAGCGCCGGTGCCCTCGACAGCGGCATATTTGGTATCGTAGGACGGATGATCTGCGTCCAGAAGGCCGCGCTGGATGTCTGGCGTGCCAAATCGATATCCAGCACTAAAACTTTGAGCGTTTACAAGGTCAGGGTTGGTTGCCGCAAAACGAATTTCGCCGACATCGATGTTGCCATCAAGGTTTTTGACATCTGCCTTGTCAACGCGTTGGATGAATGGCTTGCGAATGCTTTCAGCCGCCTGAGAGCTAAACCAATCACGAAACACCGGAGATGATACGCTTGGCACTAATCCCTGATCAATTCCACCTTGCGGGGGCAGACCCTTCTTAGCTCTAGCCTTGTTGCGCCGATCTAGCTGCTTTGAGTTGCTGGCGACAATAATTTTTCTCAGCTCATCGTCCAGCCTGCGAACAGTAGCATCCGGCATTGGGGCGGAATACAGTGCCTCAGAGAACAACTCTGCCTGATGTTTGGCAAAGTCACCGGATCGCTCACCCATTGGCATGTAGGCCAGTTTGACCTCTTCATTTTGAGAAACTTGCTGAAGGACGTTGTCCTTTGGCTTCATGACACCTCGATGAGACGCCCAAGTGTCTCCGGTGTTCATAAACTCTGGACCCGCCATCATTACAACAGGACGACGCAACTGCATCTCCCCAATGCTGGTAATCTCTTGGCCACCTGATGTTCGATCCCCAGCAGCAAAGTAAAGCCGCTTGCCAAGGTCGTCCTCTGGCCGGATCAAGGTCGTTGGAGCTAAAATTCCAAGGTCTCTTGCGCCGGTACTCCAGTTATACGGGGCGGTCTTTTGTTTTACGTTTAAAGAGAATGGCGATTTCATTGCCGGATCGAGCGCGCGACCTGCGTTTTGAGATGGAGGGTCAAAGTAATCAGAACCGACTTTAGCAGCACTCAGGCTGTTAGCCTCGCCGGAACGCTGGAACACTTCACCCACGCCCTCCAGATCGCCAGCAGCGATAGAACGCCCAAGTCCGATTGCGTCAGCAGTGCGTGCGCCAACATCTACGTTGCCCGCAGCACGTACAGCGGCGCGGCCTGCGCCGGCAGCCGGTATAACGCCGGTCATCGCAACTAGGTCGCCAGTATACGCGTCATTCGCGGCGCGGATTTGCTCCATCGTCGCGCTCTTCAATTCCACGCCTTCCGGCAGGTATCCGGCAGCACCTCTGGATGCGCGGCCTGTTGACTGTGCTACATCTGTTATAACACCCCTTGCGGTGCCGACTGGGTCGGAAAGCAAGCCCTTTGCGCCCTCAAGCATGCCGGAGCCGATCTGCTTGGCAACGCCTTTAGGGTTCTCGAATAATTCGTCCTTAAAACGCTCGCCGGCGCTGCGGTATCCGTCCTCGATGCCGATCACGTTGTCCAATATCGAGTAGCCGATGTTGCCGGCGTCGCGAAGAGGTCCGCGCAGGTTTGGCGGGATGTAGCGCTCTAAAAGCATCAGTCCAATAGCCCCCGTGGCCTTCTACGTGGTCGTGGTGACGTCAAAGTGCCAAGATTATCAGGCAGGGGCGATCCGAAGAGGTTTTCGTAATCTTTGCTCAACTTTGTCGAGTATTCACGCGCCTCTGGGCTGCCCATGTTGGCAGCGGAGGAACCCCTGTCAACGTAACCCTTGACGCCTGCATTGTACGCAGTCAGAGAGCCTTCGGTGTCGTTGTCGAACACGTCCATCAGCTCGCGCAGGTAGGGACGGCCAACAGCCATGTTGAGGTCTGGGTTTTTAAGGAGCTGGATCGCCATGTTTTTGGTCTCGTCTTCCGGCTCGATCTCAAAGCCGGCGTCGCGGGCCACGTCGAAGATGCTTGGCACGTTGCGGCGAGGACTTTGCATAAAGTCTTCAGGCATAATACCCATAAGGCCCACAGCGCCAGCTTTCGAGACGGCATCGGCGCGTCCGGTGCTTTCGCGACGGATCAGAGCCTCAACGAGCTTGTCAAAAGTAAGTAAGTCGTCCATGCGTCAGCGCTCCATTAGTTTATGAAAGTCCCGTTGCCGAGACGGTCGCCCAAACCCTGCTTGATTATTCGCATGAGCACATCTATTGGAAGCGCGTCGATTGGTATGGGTCCAGCGACCGGAGGTGGAGACTGTAGGTTTGACGTGCTCATAGGACTTAGCGCCCCATATGACAGGGGTTGCTGTGGTGCGAGCATGGGGTCAAATGCGCTTACAGGCTGTAAGCCTGTACCGCCAGCAATTTGAGGTCGAGGCATCGGACGAGGTGACCCACTGACGTTCGTGCCGCCTGCGATCTGTGATGGCTGCGTTGCGCTTGTCTGCGTGCCGCCGGCAAGTGCCTGCGCCTCGGCCATGCGATCCTCGTAACCCATTGGCTGCAATCCAAGCATGTTGGCTAAAACAGAGTAGCCGCCGGCACCGCGAAAGTTGTTGCCCTCGTAGCCCATTCCGCCGCCGTCGAACATATCTCTGAAGCGGCTGTAGTTTTCAGCTCCGCGCGGCGTTGCCCTGCGGTACGTCTGCTCCTGCATTTGAGCTGCGCGTGTTGGCGCTGGGGCGTTGGCGCTGATCTCCGCCTGACGCGCGTGGTATCCGCTGGGGGCAATATTCATGGCATTCGCCATTGCGCTCAGAGGTCCGCCGCCTTGAAAGGTTTGGCCCTCGGCTTTTCTTCCTCCACCGTCGAACATGTCTTTGATGTCCTTGAAGCCAAAGAAGCCGCCCTTTTCTTCGTCTTTCTTTGCCATGTTCGCTCCGCGTGTGTGATTTCTTAGCATAATACACTATTTTCTGCGCAAAGAAACCCCACGCGCAGGGAATACGCGTGGGGTCGAGACGGTGGGACGTCTCAGCGGATCGGGAGGGGTCCGCACAATCGAGCTAACATTATTTTACGGATAGGGCAAATTAGCTATTGCATGTCTGATGTGTTAACACTATGTTAACTGTATAGGCAAACAAACAAAGGACGATAAAATGCTAGTTTTTACATCACTGAACAACGAAACAACCGTTACAGCAACTTCCAAGAATTTAAACGCAGGGATCAGAATTTCCATGCGCGTTGAGGGATCAATCAAAACAAAACGCCAAGGCCGAGTGATCTTTGTGTATGACGACACTGGCATGATCGGCACCGTCATCAAGTAGAGATAACCTAATCAAACGGGAGCTTCGGCTCCCACCACAAACAAAGGACGATAAAATGACAAATGCATACATGAGCCAGTGGGAAATCCAAACACTTTCTGAGGAGGCGCTGAAGTGCTTTGAAATGACCGCATCTTGGTCCCGCGCATTTGATGCCGCAATTGAGTTTGCTGCTGACGAATGGGAAATAAAGGCAACTAAAGCACAGGCAGCAACCGCAATTTCAATTGCAAAAACTGGCTGGCAGGGCATCAAGCAGTCCGTTGAAAAAATACAATATCGCGTCGAAGCATAATCAAACGGGAGCTTCGGCTCCCACCACAAACAAAGGAATTTAAAATGCCACTTACAACAAACCAAGGCATCATCAACAAACTAAACACCACAGCGAACCGCGCAGGGTACGCAGCCGCAGACGACAAAGGCTGGTTTGCACAAGACCTTATAGAAAACCTTGGCATCTATGTTTCGCCAGAAAGCCATTTGGTTGAGGCTGTTGAAATTGCTCTGGAGGGCACGCTATGAACACTCTTTCTTTCCTACTTTCCGACAAGGCTGCTGGTCAGCGTATGAGCGGACGCAAGCCAGCGTTTGTTGTCCACGTCGAAACCGACAGCTACATGTCTGTTGCTGATCGCTTCGAGGAGCTGGATGCTGACGATATTGTCCACGCAGAGACTATTGCAATGCGTTGGATTATGCGCGGGAATACCTCCGCAGCAATGCGCCGATGCCTACACGATGGCACGCTAACCGATCCGATCGGTCCAATTATGGACCAGACCTTCGTCATACGGCCACTTAACGCGGACGCAGGCTGGGATCAGTCTTTCGACACTCACAACTAATAACTCAACGGCGGACATGCGCTGGACATGTCCGCTGCCTGTCCTGTCCGTCCGGCACTTACCAAACCAAGGATTGGGCAATGAAGCCCACAAAAAACAGGAGGCAGAAATGTCTTATACTTACAAACACGCAGCTATCCACTTTGACGGCAACCGCTGGGTTGCTCAATACGACGGTGGATTTGCCACTGGCGGCACGTCAGAAGCCGTTGAAGCCATAATCGACCGTTCCCATGCGCCGGCTGCGCCCCCTGAGCGGTCGATCTACTGCTCCATCGGCAGCCGTCAATTCAAGCTGGCGTAATCAAACGGGAGCTTCGGCTCCCGTTTCTACGTTTAAACAACGCCGCGTATCGAGCGCCGTATCGGCTTATTCCACGATCCGGCAGCACTTCGGCCAAACGCCATCGTCGTGTGGTGGTTGGCCAAGCAAAGGCAGACGGCGTCGGCGCGGTCAGGCGAATTGACGCCGCGCTTCTTCATCGCCTCCTTGCCCTCGACCTGCATCTTTCCCGATGAGGTAAAATGATACCGTGGGGCCGCAAGGTCAGCATAGAGCCCGTCGTCCTTGGGCAGCACAACATCCATGCCCTCAAGCCACTCCTTAGCTTTAAACCACAGCTCAGCACGCAAATTCAGGTACGTCTCCTTCTGCGAGCTGCGCTCTGACACGTTCAGGCCGCGCGCCGGTAACTCCAGCTCACGCAAACGATCCAAAACGCCAGCACCAAAGCCGTTGCTGTCGACGATAATCTCGATGGGACGCTTGGACGGGGGCAGTATATCATACTCCGCCTTAATAGCGCCCGTGAGCTGCATAAGGTCCAAGTTGCGCCAGACAGTGAGCGGATGTATGACCGGACCCTGCCTACGCGCCAAAACGGAGCTGTCGCCACCCTGCCTCGCGACGTCAACACCCCAGATCGCCGGCGTGTCCTCGTCAATCTTGATGGTATTGGCCATCGCATGCTCGATCAGTGACACCGGAATAACCGTGTCCTCCTCCGACGGGGGGAAGTTTCCAAGAACACGCACATGGTACGCGGGGCTGTCCTCGCCGTATCGCCTCTTCATGTCCTCAACGAAATCGTCGCTTACACGGGAGCTGTCGACGCAGGATACGTGCATCGTATACCAGTCCTCACGTAAACGCGTGTGCGTATCGTAAAAGAAGCCAGTATTACGCGTCGGGTTGCCCGTAAGCACAGTCGTTGCGCTGTGGCCAGACATCGATCCTGACGCAGCCTCAAATACGGCGTTGGGAACGCCAGACGCCTCATCCGCAATCAGAAGCACATGCTGGCTGTGAACGCCGGCGAGCGCTTCGGGCTGCTCAGCACGGGACGTCCTGCACGAAATAAACGTGCTCTCTGGGTGGCTCTTCAGCTCAATCCGGTCAGACTTGATCTCAAGCAACTCGCTAAACGGAGGCTTCAGGCGCTTGGCCACGTTCTTCATCTCAGCAAAACAGGCATCAAAAAGCTGCGAGCTGGTGGGGGCCGTGACAACCGTCTTACTCGGAAAGCGAAGCAGTACGTGCCAAATAGCGGCAATGGCAACGCCCGTCGACTTGCCGACACCGTGACCAGAACGAACGGATATGCGGCGCTCGTTCGGGGCCGCAATCGCGTCTAACAGCTCAACCTGCCACGCGTCAGGCTCGATGCCGATCACCTCGCGGGCGAAGGCGACGGGATCGCTGTGGTAACGTGTTAGCAATTGCGTAAACGGGTTATCTTTGGAATTTTTTTTCGAGGTCATGTTAACACCTGTTGCTGGACTGAGGGGGTCAGTGGATATGTGTTGGGGTCATTAGCATTTGCACCCCGTCGAAAGTTTTGGCGGGGGGGGTCAAATCGCGATTTTCTGGCATCTGGCAGTCCGAATGACCTATAAGCACCATTATGTTAATAAACGGGTTCAATGAAATCAATGACTTAGCTAAACTGGACCTATCGGGCACCGCGAAATCGTCGAAACGCGGCAACATTGTTGACATAAATGAGGTGCCCTGATACCGCGCGCGCCCGCGCTCACAATTGTGAGCCAATGCGTGATTTCGCCTCTCACACGTCATGCACGTCATCATCGTCGTCGTCGTATCCCAGCTCTCCCGCAATCGTCACGTCTTCAGCTTCACCCTCCAACACTTCACCAAGCAGCATCGCAGCCTGCGCGTGCAAGTCTGTCACGCTGATGTTGATCGCCACGTCTCTCTGCCGCGTGTCGTATTGCGGCGACAGCTTGGACGCCATCCACTTGTCTGTGTCCACTCGCAGCCTGTCAGCGTTCACAGTCGCCGGCTCAGTTCCCTGCGCTGTGCTGATGGCCCTGTTTGCGTAGAAGTGCGCAGCCTCTGTCAGCGCGTCCTCATATCGCCCCCTGCG